GCAGAGTATTTGCTGACCAAAAAAGGCGCGCTGGAAAGTGCGCTGTGGTTCTGGGGTAGCCGCAATCTTAACGCGGTGGCCGACACTGGTGACGTGAAACGCCTCACCAAGATTATTAACGGCGGCGACATCGGTCTGGCGGATCGTCAGGCGCGTTACTCAAAAGCAATATCTATTCTAAGTGGTAGCGCACCAACCTCATCGCACAATGCTTCAACAGAGTCTTTGGAAACTTTGCGCAAAGGAAGCACTGGCGATTTAGTGAGGCGTGTTCAGCTTGCGCTTAACATTAATTCTGATGGCGACTTTGGTCCCGCTACTGAATTAGCAGTTAAGGCTTGGCAGAAAAAAATTGGGTTAACTCCTGATGGAATCATTGGCCCTAAGTCATTGCAAAAATTATTCGGCTGATGCTTGTAGCCTAATTATTTTTACTGCCCTTAGCTTTTTCTCAAACCGTTGGATTGCGTTTAAGCTGCAAGAAAAAGTTAATTGCTTCCGCCTTGTATGTTCATGGCGCTTTATTAGATTGCCATATTTTCTTTGGCTCTTGAGGATAACATTATAATTCTGACAAGCTTTCTGAACTGTTCTATTTGTCATCTGATAGTAAGTTGCTATCTCGCTTACTGTCCAACCTTTTTTATCAGCATCCAAAATCATTTCATAAGTTATTGATTTTGGTTTTTCTTGTTTAACCATTGGCTATCCTTTCACTTTTCTTTGCCGTGGCTTAATTGTTTGTGATAGTGTGTCCGTCTCAATGCAGCGAATCATCTGCACTGCCAGACCATCCGCCATAAGCTGTTGCTCTGTAGCGGCGATATGTTCACCGCACACATATTTGTTGCTGAAGGGGATGTATGTATTGAACCCCTCGAACGGGCCAGCGCCGTAGGTGACGACCATGATTGTCCAGAGGTATGTCATCCTTCTTCCCCCTCAATTTTCTCAAATGTAAACGATGGCACACCATTGCACATATCCACCCGCACAAAGCCGATTGCATGGGCAGGGTCATTGTCATCAAGTGCCTCACTCCTTGTGCCGTATGACCAACCGAGAGAACCATTCAGAAGCAGAACGGTCCACGTTGTTATCGCTACGGGCGCGGGCTTGCCACGGTATACAATATCTTTGTGCCATTTGTGGATTACCGTTTCGAACCAGCCTTCTTTATCATAAAATTCCCATCCATGCGGCCAGTTTTGTAAAGCAGATCGCTCTGTTCCGCTGAGTAGCCCTAGTGGAATGCGGTTTGTTGTCGGATCAAAGGTCATTGCGCTTCCTCTATGTAGGCATCGCGGATAATAACTGCTGCATATTCATAGATCGTCATTCCCTTTGGGCAGGTGTTATCCAACCAATCAATTACTTGTATAGGCATATGTTGAAAGATTAACCCATGAGTCTTTTGTTGCAGGATGCTTCGAACAACAGATGGAAGCAGATTATATTTCAGAGCAATTTGAAATACGGTCATGCCATTTTTATAATCAATTTTTAATGCTGATCTGTTTCCATATTTCCCCGCTGCTGGTATGGCACGGATGCGTTTGAATTTAATTTCATTATCGCGGCAGATGTTATTAATAGTTGCACGAGAGATGCCCAAGATTTCCATTGCTTCTAAGCAAGTATTATTTTGAATAATATATTTCTCATGTTCAGTTGTTTGTCGTTTGTGTTGAGGCATTGCCAACTCCTACTTTATACAGCGCAATGCAATTCCTATAAGGAGTTGCACTTCCCTGATGTTTTGTTTCATTTCAGTATTTGCTTTACCGCTAGAACTTAAGCCAGCATCTAAAGACATGATGTCAATCTTACGTTGGATACGAGTTAAGGTTGCTTGTAGTGTTACATCTTCAGCAAACGATTTAAGATTGCTCATCGTAGTCTTCCTCACTGAGCGAATAAACTGTGTGGACACACAGCTTCCCTTCATTCAACAACTCATCAAGAATTAATTGAATGCTTTCTTCCCCAATGTTTAATGAGTTTTCAATCTCATAAATTGTAGAATCAAATTCATTTAAGATTTCAAGGATTAACTTTTTATTTCTTTCTTTGTTTAAGTCTATAGGCTCAAAGTTTCTCTCTTCGATTTTAGCTGCAAGCCAAGGTGTTTTGGATTGATGCTTTGTATTCGGAACAATTAAAGCATCAACGATAGCCCCAACTTTTAAGTTATTGTCAGCAAAAACTTTTGATGGGATGAAAACATTTTGGCTATAGTCGTTTTGGAAAACCCCAAATGCTGATTTAGTATTTAGCACATTGGTAATCATGATCTTTTTTACCGCCACTTACAGGCTCCTTTAATTTTTATGTTGAAGCCAGACCTTGCGGTCTGGCGAAGTTGTAAGATTGATCAATTAAAAGGGCGGCAGGTTATCATCAAGATCAATGCTTGTTGGGCTTGGCCCCTTAGCTTTATTATCTGAGATACTGAAGGTCATGTATGGTTTGCTTTCCTTCATGCGCTTCCATGCTGCGATGCGGCGCTCTCCATACGGTCCAGAGATGGGACCAGTATAGTCTGGCGCGCTTTCATTATCTTTCTTTTCGTTCGGGAATAAGGTCCCAACCTTTTCAAAGACTTCGATAAGTGTCTTGCCGCTTTTTGTTTTGTCCTTGATTAGAACAATCTTTCGATCAGATTGATTGTCGTTAATCTTACCTTGAAGAATTAACTGCTGTGTTTCAAAGGGCATGAAGGCTGCGCCTTTGTCGGTGTTGTCATAGTCTGCCATTTTTAGAACTCCTCTTGTTAATTCACCAACCGTTTTCACTTTGCGGCTTTCCTGAATCTGCTGCGTATTTGTTTCCATCATGTTCACCAAGGAACACATCGGCGTTAAACCCAAGGTGGGACAGTGCTTTGGTCAAGCCATCAGTCACTGACATCTTCGGTGCGTCTTCATTTGTGCGACCCTTGACTGAATCAAAGAACTTGCGACAGCCCGGAAAAGGGCCAAACACATTGCTATGGCTCTCAATCCATACTTCTACGTCAGAGATAACAGCAGTGTCTCCGTTGGATAGATTAACGAAATATGTTTTCGCATACCATCCCCAGCCCTTACCCACTGGCCCAAACATTTCTGTAGCAGCCCTTACCTGATACTGCGGGTCAATTGCAGTAAAGTTACGAGCGCCAAGTGAAACTTTCTTGAGATACTTTGGATCAGATTTGCATACTGCATTCCAAATGCTCATGTTATTTTCTTTATTCATTTTGTTACCTTACTGTAAAGAGAAGTGATCCGTTCTTGGATCGTTTGATTGTTAGAAGATCGCAGTAAACTTCACGCTCGTTGTCTGCTATCATTGCCTTCAAGTCTTTCTTGGCGTTATCAAAAGCTTTAGCTGCGGCTTGGTTTTGGATGTAGTCATGAGCTGCGCTGATGAAGTGATTGTCTGCGCTGGCATTCCTTCTAACCATTTGGTCCACCGCAATCTTGTTTGTTTCGATGATTGGAATCTCAACATCAACAGGCTGTTCATCCCGTATAACGTAACCCCAGAAATCTGACACCACTGCCCACATTGAATCGAAATACTCTTTGTCATAGGAAACATAGGCGGACTCCCATTTGTTGTTGCCAAAAATGACGGACATATATACGCCATTTGATTTTGAGACATGGCAATACAATTGAACCTGCGGCATATATCTTTCGATGACACTCCACATATTGTTCATGCTGTTTGTGTGCTTGGCCTCAACAATTGAACTGTTAAAAACAGCATCGACAGTCGCAGCAACAGGAACCTTTCCAATGCTATCTAAGTATTTAGTTTGATGCCCTGTTAACACGCAGTTGTTTTGCTTTTCAAACCAAGACAAGTTGAAGTGTTCTGTTGCAATGCCAAGCTGGACTGCAATGCTATCGCTCAAGTCTTCGCTCTGTCTCCTTCCAGTTTTGATCATCCATAGATTAAGCCAGTCGCCTTCCATGATACGGACGCAATCTGAGCCTCCAATAAATCCTGTTCTGTTCATGCTTGTTCCTCCCGTTCTTTGTAATACTGCATATGCGCAGCAATGTAAAGATCATACTTCTCAAGATCGCTTTCAGAAACGTGTTGAAGTATTTGCTTTCGCCTAACTCCAAACAGCCATGAGTCTGCCACTGGATTTCCTGCCCGTATCCTAGCCACTGCAATCTTGAGGGGGTCAGTATAGTCAAGGCTAGTAGGCGCGCTGTGCGTTGATATTTGGTGGGTCTGTGATGATGCTCGTGCTGCTTCGAGAAACTCCTTGGCTGTCGGTAGGGTTCGGCTCTTGGCAGATCGTGAAACTTCTTTCGTTATGGCGGCGAGAAAGTTTCCGATCTGCTCCCCATTAAGATGGCTCGGCATATTAGAATTGATTGCTTCAATTACATCTATTGCCGCAATCTTTGGATCAATGTCCCTTGGCATATTGAATCTAACAATCATATCAGACTTAAACCAATCTGTTATGATTGCTATGCGATGATTATAATCCATCTAAAGCGTTGCCCCATCCTGAATTGTTTTGAGTTTCTTTCTCACCTTCTAGGTCATCAGCCCATCGCTCTTGGTTCAACCATGTAGCAGGGTGCGGTCTAAACTTAGGTTCAATTTTCATTTCATTGCAGTGACGAGCATAAGCAATGGCGGCTTGCACAATTGTGTTGCCATCTGAATGCCGACAAGCTTTAGCGAAAGCTACTCGTGCTTCACCTCTACCAATGCGGCGTGGATACGCTTCCCAAAAGCTGAGAAAGAAAGGGTTCTCATCTGGGGCGGCAGATTTTGCCGCATAAGATGTTATACTCTTTCTCTTATTAATATCTAACTTAGTAATATTATCTACTTCGGCGGCAGATTTTGCCTGTTCATTCATATCTTCCTCCTTCATCACGGTGATTGTATAAAGATTTGATTTGTTAACACGTTGAGTCACCTCAATATAACCGTGTTCCTCGAGCCATTGTAAACAATTACGGGTAGTTCTTTCGCTAACACAGGCGTCCTCGCTTAGAGTTGTCTGAGATGGAAAGCATTGGCCGTTGCTGTTTGAGTAACGCGCTAAGCAAAGAAATATTATCTTAGCTGTTGGATTTTTAATGCGCGTTAAAGAAATATCTGCTAAGAGATCATAAGGTATCATGCAGTTATTTACCCTTGCTGTGTGTTCCTTGTTGATGTTCCTCCCAGAACAAACTG